GGCCCCTCAACCATATAGACTGAAAGGAAATTAAAGTTAAAGTCAAGCCCATGGTCCAAAATCGTACCATTCGTACAGATCTTGAGGCTTTATCTTGTAATACGTTTGTCCTCTTATAGAGAGGCCACCGTCCATGCGATTAGAGAAAGTGTTGCCGTCCGGCAATACTCGCTTAGATAATGCAAACTTTTTAAGGCCTGCAACGTCTCGTTGGACCTGAACGCTAATTTCCCCTCTGGGGTATATGTAGCGAATTCCAGAATCCTGTTCTCTAATTGGTAAACAACCTTCTCCAGATTCACATCGGTAAAGGGCAAAAGCATGGAATGCAACAGAATCTGTCGCAACACGTTCGTCGGAATAACACAATAAACCGTGTACCCGATACGAAAGTCGGTGGTAGAGTTGGCGAGTTTGAGGTTTACCCTCGTCCCAGTTAACATGCAGAAAACTGTCTCCAGCCCCATAAGGACCGGGGAAGACAGCGTTGAAGAACTCGAGATTTTTAACAATATCGATCCATAATGGCTCGAATCGCGCATCACATCCGTAACTTCCGTTACGTTTGTGAGCATATTCTCGTATTTTATTGGCATACTTAATTGTAGTGGGGACATTACAAGCCTCGTCTTTCAAATATATTGGTTTAACGTCTAAACCATCAAAAAAGTGAGCGCCACAGCTTTCTCTAAACTTACCCGACGTAAAACTTTTGTCAGTGTTTAGCGAAAAACCGCAGAACTCTAGCAAACCGATTAATTGGTCGACTGCTTCGGTTGGACACACAATGTCATCTCCGAAAACAGCATACCGCTTATCAGCGACCTTCTCCACTTCTATGCATACTTCGATCATGGCCTTAAAAACTAAGGTCATAAGTTCGAAGGTGAAGCCGTTCCCCATCGAGGAGAACTTTTCTAACTCAATCCAACCACCCGTGCCATTTTTTGGCTTATAATAAGTAAAGGGTGATCTAACTGCGTCAAGAAGGAGAAATACATCTAACGGGAGCAATAGCATAATCAGTCTATAAGCAATGTTATCGCTTGCAGCTGACAGATCAATGGTCGCGTGACTTCCAGTCAGGCTTCCTAGACGTGCTAGTTCTTGGTTCGCATTCTGCCATCCCTTGCGGATGTCAGTACCAAAAGCTAAGAGAACTTTCCTTAGCGCTTTTCCAACCCCTTTTTGGAGGTATCCGTTGACATGAGGTTCTATACATATCGATCGATATGATGTTGCCTTTTTTGGTACAAAATTTAGTATACTTCCCGAGACGAGGGACCATCTATCTGATGGATCGTCATGGCATCGCTGCCAGCTCGGACTATTCCAGAATACTGGTAATAGGGGTATACAACGTGGTGTTAATTCGAGTTTACTTCTCAATTTATCGTATGCAGTAACGAAACCACCACGACAAGAAGTTGTTGAACCCGGCCCAAAGCCGAAGTCTTTTACACTAACCTTAAAATCTTGGAGCCAATAAGCAATTTTTTCCTGCACTTTAAACAATAAAGGTTCAAAGGCAGCCCTCGCGGGATGCTGATCGTCTTCCAAAATACGATTAATGAATCGACAATTTTCCTCAGATTGGATGAATTTCTCATACGCCAGCTGCTCGAGGTCTAGACCCAGATTGAAACCTGAATATTTAGACAAGAGACTGACACAAGCGTAATCATCGGCGAAAGCATATTTACAGTCG